GAATAATTCCTCCATCGCCTACGATCCAATCAGGAAAAGTCTTATGCTCGGTCATTAACCAAAAGGCGTGTTCTGGTGTAAATCCTGCTTTACGAGCTGCTTTATAACATTCGTGCAAAGCCAAATAATGTTGATCTATCTTGCTTAATGGCTCAGGAGTTTGGCGAACGACTCGACGATTGATCTTTTTGCGTTTGATAGGTTTTCGTGTGTTCGCCATAAATAAAATTATCGCTTACTGATTAAGACAAACAGGTCATCGACACGCTGTTCAAGTCTTGTTAATTGATCCTTCATACTAGAGCCACCATTAGGGCGTAACTCATTAAGCCAGCCTTTAATAACCCAGCGCAGAGCCACTAATAAACTTGTAGATACGGCGCATGCGCCAACGGCTAATGCAACCCATTCGTTTGCTGTCATTTCGCATCAATACCATAATCAGCTTCTTTTGAGGAAGTTGGATCAATGGCTTTGATAAATGGAGCAATTAATGCACCAAGCAAAACTGCATATTCAGGTTTGATATCTCCCACGATTGCAAGTGCCACAGTAATTCCAGAAGCTGCAACAGCTCTTAAATATGACTTAATTGCTGATTTGTGTTTTGCTGATAGTTTCATTACTTGCCTCCTAGTAGTGGGATATTAAAGAACTCGCCTGATTGATTTTCTTTGAATGAAATATGAATATGTTTGTGGTGTGGATTGATCCCAGTATATTTTTTCCAACGCCATAATGACTTAGCACTTGCAATTTTGGCAGCATGGATTACATACAAAATGCGCTTATCTGTTTTTGCTGCAAGTCGAATTTGATCTGCCAAATCGAAACTAACTGCTTCTTGGTCAGAAAGGCGAGCGTCAATGTCAATGGCACATACCTCACCCCGTTCATTGGGATTGTGCTGACTGACTCTGGCTGAATGACGAGCATCACCAATCCACCCATCGCTGGCACGCTTGCGATCAGGGAAGCAGTCATCAGTCTGTTCTCTTAATTGAACCGCAGCCTTAGATAACCAAGGTTTCATTACAAACCTAAAGCTGCTTTAAGATCCTGAATGTTCAATCCAGCATTGGCGAGTTTCTGATCGATTGTTGGCTCTGGAACAATAGTAGTTCCATTATGTTTATCAACAATTACTTCTGCCTTTGCTTTGTCTTTTGTGGCAACATCAAGATAAAAATCACCATTGCCATCAATTGATGGTGGCTCTGTAATTTTGATACCAGCAGCATTTAATTCTGCCAATAATTCTGTGCCATTAAGGTTTAAGGGTTTATTAAATTTAATCATATTATGCTCCTAAATAAAACATGCCAAAAGATGTTTCACCTTCATTGTTCATTTTTGCCTCAATTGTGCCACCTGTAATTTGTCTTGCTCTCATTTCAACATAATCACCAACAGACAATGGATAAACTGTAAATAAAGGAACTGAGTTGTTAAAATCGCCACCGACTGAACCAGTAGAATTTGACATAACGCCATTAGTTCCATTTACTAATATCAAACCATTGTATTTATTTGCTGTTCCTGCCGTATATTGTAAATTACCATATATTGCATAATAACCAGCCTTGCCAGATGGAACTGTAAGTCTTGAAGTGTTAGTCGTTGTGCTGTGAAAACCATTAGTATCAAATGCTTCACTATTAAAAGGTAAAACTACATTTGTATTGTTTGCAACAGAGGTGCTTCCAGAAACAGAATAAACATGAACTCCAACAAATGCTGCTGCGCCTGCTGGTGTTGCCCATGATGGCACTCCACCTGCAACAGTTAAAACTTGACCAGTTGAACCGATTGCTAATCTTGCAAGAGTATTGGCAGCCGAAGCATAAAGACTATCTCCAGTAGTTGTTAAAACAGAAGTTGCAGAAGCAGCCCATGAAGGAACACCTCCAACAACAGTTAAACTTTGTCCAGACGATCCAATTCCAAGTCTTGTGTTTGTGTTAGCCGTTGATGAACGATATTCAATATCGCCAAGGGTTGTAGATGGATTAAGATTTTTTGTAGTTGTATCAACAGAAGTTCCAAGCGTGCGAATAGCAGCTGCGCCATCTTTTACAAGACTTGTGTCATCTGGAGTTGTCCAGCCGTAATTAGTAGTCGTTGCCATATTGTCCTATTCTTAGGATACGATTGTAGCGTATTCCCATGTTAAAGTTGCGGATAAAGTGTTCCAAGCCTCACCAACAGGCACATTGTTCCATCGCATAGCGACCTGACTGAAACTAGCTGGTGAAAGATTTATGGTTAGGTATAATTCGTTAAATCTAGTGCTCCAAGACCAGCCCTCGACATAACCCTCAAATTCTCCTCCTGCAATTGAAGTTGGTAAATTTTGGATATTCAAAGGCTGACCCATAAAGATCCCAAGAAGGGCATCACGATCGGCGTTGTCAATTTCAGGATTAGTGATTGGGAATGTAATACTGTCAAATATAGGTTGTGGATATGCTCGTAATTGAATATATCGATCAGCCACTTCTTGAGCATTTGCTGGACTATGAATAAGTGATTGTATAGTTTCACCTTTATATCCATACAAGGCTATTGATGCAGCACTTGTGGCAGTTTTTTGTGATCCAAAATTGTTTCCATAATTGATGTAAATATCATTACGAATATCACCTGATCTTTTAGTGGTTCGAATGCCTTGAGCAAAAGCATGACGAGCATCAAGATCGGTATATCCATTTGCTGCAAGATATGTTTGGCGATGGTCAGCATCGGCATACCCAATATCTCCATTATTGGCTTCAAATAAATATCCAAAAGCAGAGTTGGCTATATTAGAAGCGATGTTATAAACAGTATCTGGACTACTAGCGCGATTTTCCATTGTGTATAGACCAGGCTGATCTACATCACCAACTCCTAGATTTAAGGCTTGAAGCCAAGTTTCAGTTGCAGAATATGTCGCCCAAGTAGAAGCTGCAGGCACATCATTCCAAGTTCCAAATAATACGCTAGACAATAAATCATAAATCTGATTCCCATCCTCATCTTGAGATAGAACACCATTTGTAATTACTTTTGCTATTCTTGCCAAAGACCCCATGGCAATTAAAGTATAATTTACAACTGTTGCAATTGATCCAGTAGCACCAACTTCAACTGAAACATCTGTTATATCTCCACCAAACAAAGAAACATAAGTTCCTGCGCTGTTTTTAACTTCTAAAGATAAACTGTTGTTAATGTCAAATGGTAAAGTTTGTCCAGATAATGCCACCAAAGTAATTTGAATAAATGAAGGATTTGGTTGGAGATAAATATCTGATCGACCTGATGCATGGCTAATATCGCTAATAGCAATATCAGTATATTCAGTTCCCGATACTGTTAATTTCCAATCAGGAGTAAAAACTGTCATTAGTTACCTGCAACGCTTGTTCCACTCAATGATGGAACTGATCTGGCTGCACTTTGATTTAGAACTTTAGCCACAGCTCTTGCAGCACTTTCACTATCAATTGTATTAATCGTTATATTATTAATGCTTTGACCACCTGAATAACCACTATTAGATAAACCTGAACTAGAAACCGATGGTGAATCCCCTCCACCAGCTAATTGAGATAATCCATAAGTAGCAGCAATACCAGCAATAGCAGCAGCAGCCAAACCAACAGATGTTCCACCAGTTGCAAAAGCTGTGGCAATAGCAGCACCAGCAGCAGCGGTTCTCAATGCTTTCATAGCTGTAATTAAAGTCATAATTGCGCTTACAAATGCAACAATTTTATTAGCAACAAACACTGTAGCAATAATTCCGCCTAAAATTAATAATTCATCTTTAATTGAAATTACAAACTTTATGACACCAATAAGTTGTTGTCCAAAATTATATGCACTTATTGTCGCATCTGTAATACCGGCAACTACACCATCCTCACCAGTTAATCCAGCAGCAAATGCCTGAATGTTTGGAACAACTGTCGCAAGCAAATAATCAGCAAATTCAATAACAATAGGCAATAAAGCAGTTCCAATTTTTTCTTTTGTTTCATCAAGAGCAATAGTTAATTGTTTGAATTTGAATTCTGTATTGGTTGCTTCATTTGCAATAAATCCATTATATGTTGCTTTTAATTGCTGCATAATTTGATCATGCGACATTGTTTTTAAGGTTGCAGCATCAATGCCTAAACCTAATTTGCCAAGAGCAGCATTTTGACCATCAAAACTTTTGCCTAAAGCATTTGCAACTATATCTAATGGCTTACCAGTTGCAGTTGATATTTCTTGTGCTAAAGAAAGTAATTCTTGCGCTTTTGTAACATCCTCAGTTGATCTGATAAGTCGAGCAAATGCTGGTCTTAAAACTTCATCGGTTGTTGCTGTAGCAATAGATTGCTTTGAAATATAATTATCAATTGATTTTATTTGAGCATCGGTGGCTTGTGTGTTTGATCTGATAGTTTGTTCTAAAGATTTACGAGATTTTTCATCCTCAGCCGCCGCTTTGACGGCAGATACGGCAAATGCACCAACGGCAGCCCCAGCCACTGCAAATGCAACCGCAGCTTTTTTACCAAAATCAGCTATATTATCCGCTGATTTATTAACTACCTTTTCAGCATCATCTAATCCTTTTTTAAGATTATCAATATCAGCAGCTAAGGCAAGGGTTAATGTTCTACTAGCCATTGTCAAACTCTTTTCTAATTGCCAAAATTATGTCCTCAAACTCTTTAATAATTGTTGGTTGTAAATGTCTGATGGTTGGATAAATAAACCAACCTCTTGACCCTGGCCCTTTAGGCATTGGCCCTGACCATCTAGGGAATTGTGGATACTTACCTGATCCAAATTCAGATGCTGCACCAATACCTGTTCGGCTTCCCTTAGGATCATTACGAGTATTAAATTGAGTTGTTGCTCCACCTGAAAATTTCTGATTAGCAAAACCAAAAGATATTTCACCAAGCAGTGATGATTTTTTAACTCTGCCACCTTGGGCAACACGATTTGCAACTTTGCCACGAGATGATGCTATTTGTCTGATCTCGTTTAATTCTTTTTCTGCAAGTTCGCCAACTCTTCGCTTAGTTTCTTCAACTGCAATATCACTCATAGTTCTCATAACTTTAGCAAATTGCATCAATTCTTTTTTATCATAAACTATTAAAGGTTCGGTGCTAGTTGCCATTCCGTTCCTCCAATATCTCAATCGCTGTTAAAACATCCTCGCCATCAACCCATTCGCTCATTGGAATCTGTGTGGCAATTGCCAACTGAACCAATAATCTACTTAGGCTTCCGACTGGATGGCTTTTGGGTTTGCATCACCGACTTGAATGTCTGCAACTGTTTCCATCCATATTTCAAAAGGTTTAACAGGTTTTCCAGCAACTTCTCTTTTATGAGCGTTGTATGCTAAAAACATTAAATCCCACATTCCAATTTTTTCGGATGCTTGGCTAATAATGTTTCCTGTTTGCTTTTCCCATTTTGCAAACTCAGGCGGTTGGGCTACATAAATGGCTTGTTCGCCTGAGTTGTATTCTATATTTATTTGTAGTTTCATTTTGTGCTCCCGTTTCTATTTTTTAACTAAATGTTTCTACTACTGTTCCACCTGTAACTGTGAAAGTAAAATCAACAGTTTGTGCATCAATTCCTGCTCCACCAGCGGTTGGGAATTCAGGTTTTACTGGGAACACAAATTGTGCTCCAGTTGCAGCTGTAAGTGTTATTGAAATATCTGTATCTGGTGCAGATTCTGCTGCTGCCCATAGGGCTTCACAAACAGAACTTGTCTTGCCCCAATCAGCCAACATTGATAAAGCAAATGTTCCTGTTGTTCTTACAGTTTTGTAAGCTGTGCCATCAAGTGTTTCATATTCTTGACGCTCATTTACTTTTGTTAATACTGCGCTGGTTGCTTGTGCTTCGATGTCTGTTCCACCTGTGAAAGACAACGAAATATCGCGACCTGTGATTACTGTGGTTGCCATTATTTCTCCTTAGACTGTGCGTGTGTAGTAGGTAGATACTCGAA